AAATACACCCTCGGTGACTTCCGGGACAAAAGCAAATACGCTGGAACGTGTAGCATAAGCCATTTAGGTATTCTCCTCGTAAGTCACTGAGCAAGTTATAACGATAACGATATATTGTTTTCCACTTTCTGCGATTAGATATCCTAATCCATTATCCAATATGAACCTTGAACTGACAGCGTTTCCCGCTAAGGTCACACTTTCTTCAAGGGCTGCGATAACTGCGAATTCATCGTTCATCAGTGAATTCTCAAGCCCTTCACGATAGTTCGCATCCATGTTTGGAGTGTAAAGGTTCGTGAGAACTATCTGAAATTGTCGTGTGACCATGATAGTGCCAATGCACCACTCCCGGGAAGTGTTTTCCCCGGAACTGAATCCAACCGAAAAACCCTTATTTAAAATAATATCGGGATTGTCCGGGGAATCGACCGAATCAGGTAGCTTGACGTACCCTGAGAGCGTAGATGAGATGAGAGTATTCAATGCTGTCCGGATATCGACTACTTTGCTCATCGCGTTGCCCTGGAAGTCGTCGCATACAGCACTTCCCCTCTATCTTTCACTGCATTGGCATTCAAATCGACCTGGAAAATCTTCTGGGTCATCGCTGTCTCGAAGTTCTGAGCGGCAAGTTTTATCTCGGCCTCATAGTTCTTGGCACCCAGACCCGAATAAATGATCGAAGCGGTCTTGTGGACAGCGGGATTCCTTAGAGTTGAGATATCCAGAATCTGGTTATTCGTGAAGATCAGCCCACGCTGGACCATTTCCTTTGAAATATAGGTAGCTGCGAGAAGGTGTTGGTCATCCCAGTCTGTTTTCCCGGTAGCCCAGCCGCTCAAAATAGCGGTCTGCCTTAGGTTAGGGTATTCCTCGAACAGGTCAACATCGGAACTGAATTTCTGGCCGATGTATTTGAGCTCAAACGCAGCCGGATCATCGAAACTGATTCGCATCCAATAGGATTGATAAACTACGGGAGCATTGGCCAGGTCATCGACTTCAGTGGTCGATTTTCCGATAATTCCCCAGCCCTTTTCATCGTATTGCGGCGTGAACTGCAGAATGCCTGATTCCCTGAATCCGTCCGTATAATCCAACTGATCAGCGACTGTATTCCACTCGGTGCGACCCGCGCACAATTCAATGATCGGAACCAGTTGGGCAACAGATACCGTCTGAAAGCTTAGATATTTGTGATTGAAAGGGAGGAATGAGGCAATATAGAGATAGTCACCAGGATCCATGGTAATGTCGGCAGTCTTGCCGTTGTTCCATTCGTTAACCTTCACCGTGATATCGGAGAAGGTGCCTGATTTATAAAGGATGACCCGCTGGTCAAGGTTTGACTGCATTCATTCCCCAATCATGGCTTAGTGACCATGGTTCCGCGCATACACACGGTAAATTGCGTAATAGCACCGCCTGTTAACATATTATCCCGGATAATCACCCGATATAAATCACCCCTTGCACCATTGAAACTGATCGGAGTTTTAAAACTGATAACTCCGCGCACAACGTTATAGCTTCCAATTAGCTTGGTAAGAACGTCTGCACCCAGAAATTGAATCATATCAAAATTGCTTTTTATGATTCCTGTGAGAGACTGCGTTGCTGCACCTAGAATCAAATCAGTGGAAATTCCATTTGTCAGAGCCGGAAAATTCCAGAAATCTGTGACTGAATTTATCGTTCCGGTTCCAGTCATTTGAAAAATGAGCTCATCGACTGAAAATAACTCATTCGATGCGACTGACATTGTGAAAGGTACCGGCGTTACCGATCCATTAACAGCGAGATTCACACTACCGGCGTTGCTCAAAAACCTTCTGACAGGGAGTACAGTTGCCATCTTATATTCCCTCCAATAAAAGCACTGAAGTCCTGTGATAAGGGAAAATAGTTAGGTTGTCCCTTATTCGAGTGATCAAGCTGGAACCAGCCGGAAAATCCCACATAGGGTCAAGTGTCACCGATCCGATCCAAGTATTCTCCGTTGGGTTTTCCGTAATCTCAATGCTGTTTATCTGCCCATCGACGTAGTGACCGAATTCGATCAGCCTTTGAAAATTGAAAATCTCCGTCTCAACCGCTGCAGCACTCTTTCGGATGAACTGAACACCGTTCGTCAGTCCACCCGGAATAGCACCGTAATCCATAAGCGTAATGTCATTGTTTGAAACGATTACAACATCTAGTCTCCGAAGCAAGGTCCTGACTGCGAAAGGAACTGAGAAGTCTACCGGTGTTCCAAGTGATCCGCTTACGTTCTGTTCCCTTGATCCAGCGGGCAGTCCACCCGATCTGAAGTACTTGAATGAGTAGTTTAACCCACTCTCAACCGGGGTTATAGAACTGCCAGTGGGCTGCACTCTTACCGTGGAGCTCGCACTCGTCGCACCGGGCAGATATTTTGCCCTCTCTAAGTCAGTGATACCGTACTTTGGCATCGGCTACTCTGTTTTGATTGTTTCATCCTGAATAATGGAGGAATCCTGTACGGGTTCCGTCTTTTTTGCAAGCTTCGATTTGCTCGAAACGGACACACGAACAACGGAATATGGTCGACCGTTGGGCTTTAGTCCAATATCGACAAGCACCGCTGGCACGCGAACTTCAGTAATCATCAGTTCTTTAAGGTGATCGAAGTTCCTCCCTTCGAACATGATGAGATTTCCAAATCCATTGATATCTTCGATCATAAATCCTCTAAAGAAAATAAGGCGGCTGCCTAACAAAAGACAGGCCGCCTTGAGACTAAGAAGTTAAGGAAACTAGTGGTTATGCACCAGTCTGGACTTTAATATGTTTCGCGGCACCTTGAATTCCAATGACAGCACCACAAACCATGTCACAGGACATCACGTAGGCAAACTCATGAGAGCTATGCTTGTCGGAAATCTTGAAGCGTGGCTCAAGCTGAGTTGCCAGATACAGGAAATCCGGGTGGAAGAAAAGGCCACCAGCTGTCGCACCAGCGGTTTGAGTGTTGTCCTCATAGATATTGAAATTGTATCGCTTCATAGCGGGCTGGCCATTGATAACAACGGTCTCCCCACCGATGAAGTCAGCCGATGTGAAGGTCGTATCGACCAGCAAATCACCGTAGTATTGCGGCGCGAGCAGACCGTACCAAGGCTTGGAGTAAGGCCATTTGGCAATAGCGGCTGTTTCGCGTGCAGTCTGCACAGTCGCGGCTGTCATGGTTGTAATCGATGGGATTGTGACGGTAGGTGCCACAAGCGAATAGAGATAGGAGTTCAGCTGATTGCTGATAGCGGAAACCATGGCCGCACGCATATCAACTGCACTCGAGCCCATGGGATCGATCAGAGATTGCAAGGAAACCAGGTCCTCAATGTCATAGCTTGCGACAAGGCGCTGATTTGCAGTGATCGAAACGGTCGAGAGAGACAGGGCTTCCGGTGTGAAAGTACGGCCAGTCGCACCAGAGATAACCAAACGCTGCCCGGTTGGTGCATTGATTTGGTTGACCTTGACAGTATCACCGCCTTGTTTCATTTCGCCCGAGTATTCCCGGTTGACCAGATTGAAAAGGAGGTTTGTCTGACGCAATTGATCCATGAAAAGCTTGGACCAATAAGTCTGGATGGCACTCGTTACTTCACTAATGTTGGTATCTGTCATCTTCTCTCATCCTTCCTTGTTCGAGAAAAAAATGAGAGAAAATTCCCTCATTCTCTATTTCGGTTTCATGACCTTGCCAGCCCTGAGCGCGTCTTCCTTCTCTTTCAAAGTTGGAAGCTTACCCCATTGTTCGACACTCATGGTTTGAGCACCGGAACCGGTTTTATCGCTGGGCAAAAATGCTTTGGCAGGTGCAACAAGTCTGGGATGTTGTTTCTGGAAGTCCTGTACCACGGTCGCTACCGAGGTTAGGTCGATCGAGCCATCGTCGCCAATATTTATTTGGTCCAACGGCACCAATCCGAGATACTGTCCTTCAAGTGAAACACCCTTTTCCTGTAGCAAGCCAAGCACAGAGTTAAGTTTTCGTGAATCCGTACGGTCCTGAAGCAGGGACTTGGTTTTTGATTCAAGCTCCAGCTTCTCTCGCTTGAGATTCTCGATAACTTCTAAATGCTTTTTTTCTTCCAGCAACTTATGTTCGGCTTCAACACTCTTTTGAGCATTGATAACGTCAAGCTGTTCCTGGAGTTCACGGGCTTTTTGTTTGGCGTTCTTTTCAGCGGACAAAGTCTTCTGATAAGTTTCCAAACTTACGGACTTTCCGTCGCCGCCACTGGCTGGATCGACTGTGTTCCCACTGGGATCACTTGGAGGTACTGTCATAATAACTTCCTTGATTTTAAAAAGTCAACCTGTGAGAATTTACGTCCTCTTAAGTGAGGACTTAACGTATGCCGCCGCGTCCTTGATTTCCTTCCCGGAAAGGAACATAAAAGGACGACCAGCATCCTGGACCCAGCCAGCCTTATCGGTTTCATGCTGATTTCTGAAACCTATAAAGAGTTGAGTTCGGGTAGCACTCTTGATTTGCAAGGCATCCAGCATCTTTCCTGTCTGAGTTAAGTTGCTGGCTTTGCCTTTTGCCGCTTCCGGGTGCCTTGGCTGCTTCAACCGCCACTTCGCATATTTGTCTGAGACTTTCTTAAGCTTCTGTTCTGATCCACCGGGTGTCGCCACACCCTTCCCTTGTCCCCTGGTTCTTCTCCGAATTGCTGCAATGACATAAATCCCGAGACGCTGCATAGCTGCCTTGGAATTTATGTTCATCAGGATTTTTCCAAAGGCGGTTTGAACGTCAATGCTTGCTGTCATAGTCGGCTTCCAGGTATTCCAAAGCGTCCTGTTTTCTCAGGAGCCAGGTCTGAAGCAGGAATTCATTTCCCCCCTCTGATTCCTTTTTCTCCATCATGATTTCCCAGAATGAGATAGCCTTCATCTTTGTTTCCTCACTCACGGTTCCTTCGATGAGAACCAGATCCTCATTGGGATAAAGCTTTCTGAAGTGCGCAATCTTAGCGTCACGGTCTGCCGTGAACTTATCAATAGCCCTTTGTGTTTCCTCAATCATCGTCCCTTACCTCCTCAACTATGCGTTTCAAATCTTTTGCCAGGATATCTAAAAAAGGCCTCGCCTTCCCCGGTATGGGTTCCGGCTGGCCGTACGTGCCCTTGATATTGCCTTCAGCCTTTCTCTCAATAGACGTGCCCTTCTTATAGCCAACCGTAATCTGGCCTGTCGGGGAAAGTGTGGGGAAGTATTGCATCTCATCAAGCATGTCGTGGCTGAGCGCAAGGTCAACCGGTCCACCAGGGGATACACCTTTTTTCTTTGCGTATTCTTCAGTGTATTGTCCAGCCTTTCCTGCCCAATCGTTTCCCCGAACGTTGTAGCCTTTCTTGGATCTGTCCCTGATGAATTCCATGACTCTCTCTGCAAGATCAGCACGCTGGGATGCATCGAAGTCAGAGGGAATGCTAAGCACTAATTTCGTTTCCTTGTTCGCCATCTACGGAAACTCCTATAACTGGCCTTTCCTCTGCTATCTCATCGATCAATTCTTCGACTTCCGATTCCCTCAAGCCTGAGTTGAGGATACCGATTGCCCGCTTCTTGGAAATGAATCCAGCCATCATCTCAGCTTCCAGATCTTTCACAAGATCGCCTCTGGTCTGAAGCGGAACAGGCTGAGTGAACCGGGTCACCACTCTGGCCTTGGCTGAGAACAACTGAGTGTTATCAATGATTCCAGCCGCTACCCATTTTGGGTGCATGTCTTTCAGAAGCTTTTCCCAAAAGATTTCTTCCACGTCCTCATAAATGATGATCTGCTTTTTGATCGATTCGAAGGTGTCCGATTCATCAATCATCTTGCTGATACCAGAGGCAAGCTTGTCGGCGCCTATTTCCCCAATCTGGCCAGGACGGATTCCCTTGGATGATAGCCATAGAGACATTTGGCTGGATGCAAGCGACAAGGTTTCAGAAATATCCACAGTGGGCTTGATCACGTCAAAGCTTGGCTTTTCCCCGCCGGGCTTGGTCTTGAAAAGCAAAATGGAGTTGGGGGAAAGTTCTGTTTTCTGGTCCTCTATGTCGATACCGACAAACACCGAGAAGGCCTGAAACTTCACCGCGTAATTCAAATCGGTAAGAAGCAAAGGAATGAGAAGTGCCATGTCCTTATTATCGGTCTGAATGGAAGGCATCGCACAGTCCTGGGATGCATTCGCATAGGCGAAAGGAGTGACTCCGTATGGATTATCACCTTCCATTTCATTCTGAGACATCAGGTCATCCAGGATATCCCCGCCGCCATTGATGATGACAAATTGCTGATCGGTGTATGCATAATAGATATATTCGTCCTTGCCATCAGCGGTCTTTCGCTTGCCTTGGCAGGTTATAATCACATCGGGTTCGGTTGGATCCGTTCGGGATGCATTCATGATAAGGAATTGGTGATTGGGAATGCTGCGAATAAAAGGTTTTCTGGTTCTTTCCCCTGGCTTCGGATCGGTCAAACCAATATGGAGTAAGCCATAGAGATAGGCATTATAGTTTTCATTGTTCTTTCCCATCTTTCGGTTGAGGCATAGCTGGTCCTCATACCACTGCACAAGCTTAAGATCATTCTCAGTTCCATTCTCGACTGTTCGAATGACAGGGTTGTCATAGATCTTGGTTTGCTTATCGACTATTTTCCTGAAAACATTGATGGGTGCTGTCCGCGTGCTGGCAGACTTCGATGACTTAGGACCCAAGTCCTCGAGCATCCTCTGATTCAAAAGGGTTTTGACGTTCCCTTCCATGATCATGAAAATATCAGCATTGTATTCCAGCCTGTCCGATTCGGACTTGATAAATTCCGCTATATCCTTGCGCGCCGTCTCATCGAAAAGATTGATCATAGATGAATCACCCTGGTTTTAGAGTTTTCGTTATCCTTGCAGAAGCAGACGGCATAACCAAGCGCTGTCGTAATATGTTGATAGCGCTTACTGTCATCCTCCATGGCAGTGCCTGGCTTTTTCTTGGCCAGTTTCATGCCCTGGTTGAGAACCGGACAGCTTTTATATACAAATAGGCGTACTTCTTTTTTGGCATTTTGGCATAAAGCGTTGACCGTTGTCCAGCGCTTGACCAGTGGCGGGTTTATTTTCGGAACCTCGACTTCCAGAATCAGGCCTCTGCGCGCGAACCAGTTCTGAATTAGCTCATAGTTCGAATGGAGCGCGTTGGAGCTCCTAGCCCTGCCTGTGGCGTCACCATAGAGAATGTATTTATGCCAGCGGTGTGAGCCGTCCTTGTCGGTCCACTCGAAAAGACCGTTGGCCTCGAAATCATCCAAGTTGTCGATACACCAATTAGCTTTGTCGATGACCGATTCCCCAAAGAAGTGGAAATTCCCATCCCTGGTCATTTGGAATAGCGCGGCTGACTGGGGTTTTCCGTCTGCAGTATTGAAATCGAAGGTGATCCGAAGGGGAAGTTTTGGATCCGGCTTATATTCAGCCCTTAGATTGGTTTCCTCTGAATATGCATGGTAGATACCCAGCCCTGAAATGCTTATCCAGCGTCCTCTAAGGTATCGCTCAGCCTCAAGGACGGAGTAATCCTGCAATAGCTGGTCGATATAGATCGGATCCAAATATTTATTCTCGGTCGTGACCGAATAGAAAACAAAGCGCGATGGGAACTTCTCCGCGCCTTCAATGAAATACTTATAACAGAAGGTATCAGGCTCATCCGGGTTGGTCGCGCAGATCAGAATATTCTGGGATACGGTTGGAATGCGTCTCAAGCGTGCCTTCAGGATTTTAAAGCCAGGCTCAAACTCATCATCGTTTTCAGTGAATTCCTCGATAATGATCATCGATAGCTTGAGCGATCGGAACTTAGCCCATCGGCCGTCTCCCCAAGTCACTGCCTGGATGCATGACCCATTGCTGAAGCGGATCTCAGCGGTCTGCATCAGGACTTTGTAATGGATACCTTCTTCGAGGGATTCCTCGAGGTGCTCGAGGATTTCCCGGAACAGGGTTTTCTTCAGGTCACCCAGGGACCTCCGACCGATCGCACAATAAGCGCCGGGATATTCGATGCAATGCTTGATCGCAACATGGGCTAGCAGAATACTTTTGGCACTACCGACACTTCCGGACAGGAGTATCTCGGGAGTGAATAGCGCGTAATTGTGGGTATTGATAAGTCTCAGAACATCCCGCTGATAGCCGAATGGGATGAATCCAGAGAAGTTGGGTTTTGAAACTAAGGCTGGATCACCCATTCATCAAGTCCACTATTATTCGAATCAAAGCAAAAACACCGACAAGTGCCATGATCCAAGTTGGGAGAGGGTATTTTTCATACCAAGGAGCAATAATGAAACAGTCATCACAAAATCTATCTCTCTGGGAATCGGTTGTAACGCAACACTTGCAGCAACTATTTGGGCAAAACTCTTCTGTTCCGTCTTTTAAACGGCAGAACCATTGGCCATCCTTCACGAATATTTTCTTATTCATTGAGCGGTTCGCCTCTTATAATGCCGGCTGTTATAGGCACTTGAGCACCGATGGCCGCAAAATATTCCCCCGCCGCGTTTCAGGATGCATTGCTGGACTAAAAACTCCACGCTGCATTCCTTGCAAACCACCGTGGCTGAAGTCATTGGCCTTGTGATCTTGCCTATATTGCGCCTATTGCTGCATGCCCTACTGCAATAGATGCCTATGGAACTGGCCTTTGGTTCGAACTCTATTTCGCAGAATTGGCATTTATTCATTGGCAAAACCATCTGCAGTTCTTGCTTCTGCAATTTTGATATAGTCGTAATTCATTTCAATACCAATGAAGCTGAAATCAAGATTGGAACACGCGACTCCCGTTGTACCGCTTCCCATAAACGGATCCAGAACAACGCCGCCTTCGGGTGTGATGAGTTTGATCAGGTATTCCATGAGTTTGATGGGTTTGACAGTGGGATGCGTTGACACTACACCTTCAGGTAAACCTGAGTTACGGTCGGACTTTGAACTTTTCGCACAGTAGAAAAATCTGCTGGCACCACCGGTGTCTCCAAAGCCTGACTCAACTCTTTCGCCTACCGGCTGTGTTCCAAGCTGCCCTATTCGATCCGCTCCGCTATGCGGTTTGCGTCTAATTCCTGGCTTGCCGCTTGTCAATTCTCCCGTCTGCCCATCCAAAATTTTTCCAGCTTCCTCATCCAGAATTACGTTGGCGGGGAAGCGGCCTGTGGCTGAGATTTTCTCAGACTGTTTCATTGCTCCCTTGCTCGCCAAAAATTCTTTGCCTTTATTGCTTGCCGAATCTCCGCCTTTCGCCGACTCAAAGTCAGCTTCGGACTGGTAGCCGATTCGGCTTTGATCAATATTCAACCCACCCGTCCCATGCTTCAGCACGTTCTTTGCAATCGTCGATTCAGACAAAGGCTTGCGTGCAAGGGTCCAAAATTCACACGCTGGCTTAAGCGCAGTTCCCCAGCCGGACCATTTTTGAGCTTCGGAAGTAGCGGCTTTCGTGATTGGCACTCCAAGTCTTTCACGATCGGATACATGAGATTGGTCATAGCTATTACCGCGAATATCAGGCGCGGAATAATCCTTGTGTCCAATAACTTCCCGTTCTGCCCCCGCCGCCTTATCAATCGCCTTGGAAATATCCTGGGATTTAGGAAATCCTTGACCATATATCCAAGACACCACGTCCCTTATCTCAAAGCCTGCATCCTCAATGTTAACAGCCATGCGGTGCTGAGTTCTGGTTCCGCATGCTGCAAGCATGTGCCCGCCGGGCTTTAATACTCTCAGACATTCTTTCCAAATTTCCACGGTTGGCACATCGTAATCCCATTTCTTCCCCATGAAAGACAGGCCATATGGAGGATCGGTGACAATTGAATCAATCGAATTTGCTTCCAATCCAGGTAGAATTTTCAAACAGTTTTCATGGTAAAGTCTGAATGTTTTCAATTAAACCGCCTTCGGGTCATAGGCCAACTTGATTTGGTTCTTGGCATCCTCTTTATCGGGTACAACCTGCACATTATCTGACCAGCCGCAAAGGTTTTTCAGGCAGAAAATTAGCATAGGAACATTGCCTGAAAGGGCCATATTCACTGCCTTTCCCTTCAATGCTGACCTAAGAGAGTCTTTATGTTTTTCATTGTATTCTGTTAGGTTGACGCAGTCATAATGATCTAGAAGCATGTATTCTAGTTTACTTTGACTTGGTACCCGCTTGAAAGCCGATCCCTCGCTATTTGCAATGCGAAAGAGTTCCACCCGGATATGATCCCAGGTAGCTCCCACTGATCGAAGGACATGAACCAAAGGAACAATAGCTTTTTCCTCTGCCTCACTCCATTCCTGTTCGCCTTTTGCTACTCCCATTAAAGCGCCTTTATTACGATATCGATTTGCCCTTTGCCAAAGGATTCATGGTCACATGATTGACAGTAGAAATTAAATTCCATAGGAACACCGACCATAGGATGACTTTCATAGTCATCGCCTAAATCCCTTTCCATGGACTTCCCGCAATCATCACAGTCCATGCTGATCTTTATTCCTGGGAAATAGCATCTTTTTATTTCCAGTTCCCGGCTTTTCATTTCCCCGGAAACTCTCATATTTGCCATGCTCTACCTATTATTCATCAGTGAAAATATAATCATCAGGAACAGCGCTGCTATCACGACCACGGTGAACATGAATCCGGTTCGGTTATCGTCGTCATTGAATGGATCACTCATTTCCCAATCGACTCCAAAAATACTGTGAACCTATCCATAAGCCCTGGTCCTGTCGCTTCGGGAACCATGGGCTGAAGTGGAACCACGGCTCCGTTGCTGCAAACGCATGCTGAGTTTGAAACGGACGCAAGATTATCCTTGCGACCGCACTTATTCCAACACCAGACCCAGGTCGACTTCAGGACAACGGTCTCAGTTTTTTCAACTGTGCTGCAAGCTGTCAGGAGTAATAAGAGCATAGCGGTGATCAGTCGCGTCATCGATTTGCCTCAACATGGTTCCAGCGATAGCCTGAAACAAATAGTCTTTCGCGCGTTGTGAAATTGGTAGCTGGCCATATTCTACCATGCATGGATGCTGTTTTTTATCCCATCCAAGATTTTGCATCTCCAGAATCCAGGATTCATGAGAATCGGCTGGTGTGGAGTCAGGCTTAGCTTCCTTGAACATTACCCCTTTGATAGCGGATTCCCTTTGCCAGTCGGGTGCATCAGCCCATGCCGGTTGGCTGTCATCGCCAATTGCCTGACAATATGCCCGGTTGGCTTCATGGCAAACTTCAGCAATTCTCACGTAATTTTTCATGGGGGGGGACCTCGGTTTTGGTAATTTTGAATGAATCTAGCCTTTTGGCCAGGATTGCGTCAAGTCTTACCAAAATAAAGATTCAATTAGTTATGATATATTCCGATAAGAGATTATAAGTCGGCAATGAGGCCTGACTGGAACCAGGGGAAAGAAAATGAAAACACAAAATCAAATCGAACTGGAAGCCGAATACTTCAAAATACACAATGACTTGCAAGCGATGAGTGATGATGAATTTAACAGTAATTCTAAGGCTCTATATGCCAGGACTTTGGAGATTACTAATATTTTGAAATATACCCCGCGTACAGCTGAAGCTAGCAAAGCCTTTGACGAAGCCTTTCCATTGATGGGGAACTAAAACGATGAAAACCTTACTGGAAGCAAGAATCAAAGACCTTGTCGCGGAATGCAATGAGAGCGGGAACTCCCTTACCATGATTCTCAGTGCCGTGATCGATCAAATGGATGAGAACATGTGCAATCCCATTTTCGATGAAAATATAGGTCTAAGAGATCGTTACAAGTCGGCTATTCAGCTTTTGATCAGTGCCGAGACACTTATTTTGGGAAAGGTCAAAAAATGAAAACCCTAATATTGATCTCAGCCATGGCCTTGACCGCTTGCGGAATGGAAACCAAGGACGAACCGACCGCCAGTGCCATAGTCGAGGAATATTCCAACGAAGCACCAAGCTTTGCAAAATGGGATTCGATGAATTCAGCTACCGATGACTGCAGCGTGGTCGGGATCAATGAGGAGATGCACTGTTCCACCCGGTTCATGGCAGGTGAGGATGATAACTGCCCGCTTGCAGTATTCAAGTTCGTCGCTATCAAGGACGGCTATATGTTTGTTCAAACCAAGTCTGAAGTGATAGTCCGGCAAGGGGAATTCCATATCCTGGACTGGCAGGAAAAGCCTGAAGTCTATCGGGTCACAGATAAAGACAATGAAGCTTATCAGCACTACTTTGTATGCGTGGAGCCGAACTAATGAAAGTCTATGTTTTAGAAGGTCACGTTAGTTACGAAGGATTCGAGATAATTGGAATATTTTCATCGAAAGAAAAAGCTGAATTAGTCATGTCATCTGTTCCCATGCGGACCAGAACAAGTAGGGGTTTCGATGATTGTGATATCACCGAACATGAGGTTCAAGAATGAAAAAGAAAAAGCGCGGTAAGTCCGGACCCAAGGTCAAGATCAAGGATGCCCATCGGGCTTGCTGGAATGTCACCGGTGAGCATTGGGATTGGGTTAAGAGCGAATCAGAAAGGCTTTGCTTATCTGAATCAGAGTTTGTCAGGACAGTTTTTGATTCAATCAAAATAATGGGGGTAAGATACAGTGTTGATTCCAAAGCAGTTTGAAACAAAAGAAAGTGACCGCCTAGCCTTCACTTTCTTTGGGGTTGTCATCCTGATTCACCTGATTGCCAGCGCGTATTTATGTGACAGGTTTGGGATCAGACTATCGGAAATCCTGCCTTTTTCGGAGTGACTTTGAATGTCGATAGCAGCATGCCATCATATTGGGTCTGGGTTCCACAGTGGGGACAGAAAAATGACCACAAATTAATGCTATCGTATTCCAGTTCATCCTTGGATATTTCCAGCAAAGCCTGACAGTCGTGTTTCCTGCAAGGAAGGTGATACACTGGAACTTCTTGATCAGGATGTATTTTTCGAATTGGTTGGACTATGGTTTTCATTTTTCATCCCCTTCGCATTGTTTTATCAATAATATAGGCATAGTCAGGCAAGCCCATCCGCTTGGCTCTTAGAACAAAATGCCTACGCGCGCGGGCAATCCTCTTTTTGATCAGCCGATCGCGTTTATTCATTCGATCGAAATTCCTTTCCCCAGCAATATACCCATGAAATGCATTGTGTTGACCCAGCCAAGCAATTCTTGCTGGGCTTTTTCTGATAGCTTCAATTGATTGTTGTGCAAAAATTCCTGCATCTTTTCCATATTGGCCAGCTGGGTTTTCGCTACATATTCATCGCCTAGCATACCAAGCGCCTTGAAATAACCCCGGACTTTAGGGTCATTCATCCGTATATTTTCACCTGTTCCGTCAACAAAATTCATGCTCATTTATTTACTTTCCCCTCAATCAATATCGGACATTGAACATCGAATAACCAACCTGATTTGTGCCCACACTTGATGCACATAAATCTCTGCAATTGAGATTCCTCTGCATACCATGACCTGGAATTACAGAGTTCCAGTCCACACTTCGGGCAATAGCAAAATGTGCTTTGGCCTTTGTTGTATTTTTTGACAAGCCAGCGGGCAATATCCTCGATCCAGACTTTTGGCATATATGGCTCCCCCCATCTTGAGGCCTCATCCTCGAAGCTTTCGAAAAATCGATTAGGATATCCTCCCGGTTCTTTCACTTATGCGCCTTCCCCGTTGCATCCGGCAACCTCCTAGTTTTTAAATCCTTTTTAAAACTTCCTGCAGCGTTTCCGCGCCTGCTATCTTGCTCAAAGCGTCAAGAAGTTCTTCTTTTGAACCTCTAAAAACATACCGGGCTGTCCTGCCTTTATATGAAGTGTGATCATGCAGAATTTCGATTTTGCACAAGTCCAATATTGGAAGTCTCCACTTCATTTCTGTTTCATTCTTGGCTGCTTCAATTTCATCCAAATATTCCTGATAGGTCATGCTGATATTTTTCATCCCTCCCCCTCATCCAATGCTTTGCGGGCTATATCCAGGTTTTTAACGGCCAACTCAAGCGAGCCATCATCTTCTAACTCTTCCCGAGCATCTTCCATGAATAAATCAAGCCATTCATCGTATGCAGCGACAAAGGCCAGGAGTTTGGTAAGTGACTCGAAGACCTCTTCTATCTCATCATCAGAAAATATTTTAATGGCCGGATAAACAGGACAGGATGTGCGGTATCCAACTTCGATTTCTTTCAGCCTTTGAATCATGTTCATAAATCAAACCACTTCTCTAATTTATTTTCCCCGGTGACAATCCATGAAATCAGAGCGACTAGCATTGGAATTGCCATGAAAGCCAGAGCATAAGGAGCGTCATCACTATTTGCCATCCCCGAACCGAACAACCAAATAAACCCGCCGATTCCCCAGATCATGATTAGCGTCAATTTCAGTCGTTTAATCATGCTGACGCCAATCGCGTTTAAAAGGCTTATAAACCGTCAATCCAAACTCTCCCTCATGCTTTGAGACTTCGATTATTCGGCATTCGTCGTAATGATCCTCAAGTCTATAGTCACCTGCTTTGATATTTCGATCGCTTGCCAGGAGGAAAAGGGTATTCAGCTGATCGAGAGTGACAACGAATGTTTCTTTTCCGGTATATTGATAGGTCACCCACCCACCTCATACCAGCCCATAGCGGCTGTCACGATTTTCTTCTGAATAATCGGATTCAGTGGGTCAAGAATTTCCTGAAGCTGAATCCAGGCTTTACTAGCTGCTTGTCTCTGGATGGGAGGGGACCAATGATTAAGAGGTTCAGTTTGCGGTTCTGGGCTGATCATTTCCCCATCATTGACCGCAATCACACTCTCAAGCTTCAGAGGCTCAGAATCCAAATCAGACAGCTTGGGGACAGCCTTACTTTTTGGCGACTGTTCCAAGGCGCGGGTGAGGCATAGGGGCGTCAAACCGACTCTAAGGAATGCCGCTGCGAGCCTTTCCAGGAGCTCCCAATCCCCGCTCATCGCAAGCCGATGCACATAAGGCGAAAAGTCAGCCAATTTATAACCTGCCCTATCGAGTACCAGGCTAATTGAATTCGTTGGGCAGTTTTCTGAAATCAATGCCGACACACCTGATTCTATGTCCGCGACAAACTCGCGTTGTTTAAGTGTGGCCATGTATATCCCTTCAAATAAAGCGAAACACCTGGAATTAAATCCAGATATCCCGAGGCTTAGTATTCTTGCGATTATAAAACTCAATTGCGAAGTGGAATGTAGAATTTAGGGAGAAAAAATACAAGTGCCCTTTCGATCTGGGAAAGGGCACAGGCTGGTCATAAAAATCGAACAGTCTTGCAACCAAGATTTGACCCTAATCCAGTCCGTTGGTTTTATCAAACGATGATTCGAGGAATTCGAACATGATCGGTGAGACTATAAGGCGACCCTGAAACTCAGGCTGGCGCAAAGCCCAGTCCCGGACAGCGCGGGCATAGCTGTAGTTCTTATTGATCAGAAAAGCCATGGCGGCATGATTGGCGGTTTTCCAGTCATATGTGCCCGCAGAGGACTTTTTGAAGATGGGTTCCAATGAGACGACATACCGGACAGCATCGGCTTCCTGCATCGAGATAGCTCTCGGTTGAACAGCCTCATTTTGGGTAGCAGAACTTTTCAGCCGGGAATCAGTTTCGGGTTCAGCCCAGAGGAAAGCCTCATCATCATTTGAGGTTGGGGGGGTTTTCTTTTCCTCTAAAGCGCGGCGAATAGCGCGCAGCTCGGTTAAGACCGCGTTCTGGAAATCAATCGGGAACATAGTTTTCCTCCATTCCCGGGGTTTTATTTGTTCCCCCGGGTTTTTGCAAACCAAATCTAAAACCCGCCAACGGCCAAGGAATGCTGGGGGGGAAAAATATTGGCCGTGAATTTATCCAGGACGTGGTGGGGGGCGAGCCAGCCCCCCTTGGAAAACAGGGCAATCAAAAGGCAGTCCCTCCCCGCTTTTGGGCTTCGATCGAGTGATAAGAAAGAGATCAAAGATACATCGCGAATAAGCTAATAATTTCAACGAAAAAAGTTCCCCAAAGTGTCATGAATTGACACTTTAGCTTCCCAAAGTGCCAGAATTTGGCACTTTGTCCGTAACTATTTGGCTTGTTATATGCTAAAATGGGATAAAAAAAAGACCGACTAATGCCGGTCTTACTGCTTGATTATCCTTCAAAAATAGGCGAATAATCAGGCTTAACAAAATCAAAGGCAGTCATACCATGGATTTCGATAAAGCCCAACTTGAATTACATATTATTGATGCGCGTCGAAACGCAGATACAGTCATGCTTTCCAGATATATCATGCGCTATCTTTGCACATTCGACGACAACGTAGTCTTTGCACCACAAGGATTAGCTAACACACTCCAATCATTGGTAGGACTTTCCAAAAGGACCACTCATCGAATTATTGATTCCCTCACAGACAGAAATATTTTTACCAAAGAAGATGAATTTTCTTTGCAATTGAATCCCCAATTTAGTAGCAAGACCTCGAATAGTATCAAATACGCTGGTGACAAGATTGTTTTCAGCAATGATGAGTCACTTTACCTGTTTGAATTAGCCTCCATTAGGGCAGAAATATGGGCACTAAGAGGGAAAAATAAGAGACGCACTAAAAAGGATGATGATATGAAACAATTGATAAAGAAGGTTGGTAAGTTAGAGGAACAAAATGCGGAAATGATGCAATTGCTGAGGAATATTGCTAAGGGCATGAATTCCGATGAGGCTAAGGAAAAAGCTGAATGTCATTTGAGATTGATTGAAGGTGGGAAGGAATGATCTCAGACAAAATAAAAAACAAACTCAAAGCCGATGGCGTTCAACTTGATTTTGATAAAATCAATACCGACAGCATCACGCGAAACACCCTGAAATCCGTCAAGCGCCAGGCCAATCTAAGACATGGCGGTCACCAGCTAGCGAATGAACTATCTTTTGGAAGATCGAATAACCTCGGTGATGCCAATGCTGCCTTGAACGGCGCTCACCATGAGCCGCAAGTCGATTTTTCTGAAACAGCCCAGGAAATCAAAATCCGCAAAGCCGCTGAAAAACGCGCTAGGCGGGCTATGAAATGAAAGTCTCCATAGTCTATGATCCAAAATCCAAACGCATACGTGCCCGATGCGAACAAGGCGGGTGGGTTAGATTTCCCAAGAACCTAAGACAGCACGGCACTACGTATGAAGTTGAGAATTTGATTCCGGCAAGTGCTGGGAGTTGGATTGTTAAGGGATCCATTAGAAAGATTGAAGCATGAGAACACTTACCGATAATGAAAAAGAATTTCTTATTAATTATACCGACGAATGTGAAGATGACATTGAAAAGGTTCATCAAGCAGTGAATTTGATTCGGGATGCATCAATCCAAAGCCTATGTGAAGTAGTTTTGCATCCGAAATCAAATTCCATTTGCAGTGTCATCGCTCATTATTTGAATGATAATGCCGACCGGCTTGGATTCACTGAATCCGTTGCGGTTGAAAAGATGGCACGGGTTAAGCGAGCTCCATATGCCATCAATCAATTCATTCTGAATCCAGCCGAATTGACTTTTATTGAAAAGGTTCAAACCGATATAATTGAGAAAGTCATGCAAAAAGGATTCGGGGAATGACCGAACCCACCTACGTGATAATCACAATTCCCCAAATCGGGGAAGTGAAAATTAAAAGCACTACCGAGTATGGGAAAGTGAATTTTTTCCTGGGCTATATAGAGGGATTGAGGGAATTTACAGTCGATTGGCAATTTCCTTTTGAACCTGTTCAAGCCATCCGAAACAAAGCACGCGACATGGGGATTTTGGAGGAATGAATTTTAAAGTCGGTGACCTAGTTAGGCATAAATATCTGAAAACTTCTCCTATAATGTGTGTTGAATCTCACCATGATCAATTGTGTATTGGATCTGGTATCCGGACATTTTATGCGAGAGTTTCATGGTTTGATTCACATGGAGTTTTTCAGCAAAATTCAATGGAACTTGAAATGCTGATAAGACACGGGGACGCGGTGGAATGAAAACATGACCATTAAAGCCATGATGATTTGTGATTCCTGTGGAAATGAAATCCAGGCTGACATTAATGAGCGTGGATATTATTTTGCTCCGCATTGGCATCGAGCAATATTAAATAACGGAGAATTCGCTGATTTTTGTAGCACAAAATGCTGGCAGGCTTGGTGGGCAAAAAAAGGATAATCAACTCGGTGTGTCATGGCACCGCGCGACTGGTGCTTAATCTTATGACGGGTTCGAACCGCTTACCAACTGCATAAGACTATCCGCGTCCGGTGCATGTTCCAGGTCACCGATGTTTCCCAACCGGCTATTCCAGCTTCCACGCCTCACGACACTCAACTTATCTACTCGCATTTTCCCCAAATGTCAATCCATTCAAGCCCATACTCAGCTTGACTTTCACGTCTTTTTAGTGCAAATTTAGAGCTCCAAAAATGGAGAATTTGCACCATGCCTATTATCAGGAATCTGCCAGCGGATGCCTATTGGGATCATCCTGCCGTATCGTCGACCACGTTGAAGAAATATCGCCTTCCTACCCGCGCACATACTAAACATCAGATAGATAATCCAAAAACGGATACTGAAGCCCTCATTCGGGGACAGGTGACCCATTGCCTTGTTTTGGAATCCCATCGCCTGGATCTTGATTTTGTGATCGAGAAGGAAAAGCTTTGGCATAAGAACAAGCTGGCCAAAAATGGGGGTAGCAAAGAAGAATGGGCTCTATTGAAAAAAGAGGCAGAGGAAAGACTTGTTCCCCTGGTTTCAAATAAAGTCTGGGTTCAAGCCCAAGGCATGGCAAATAGCATAAAAAGTTCGGAATATTGGCAGGATGTAGCCCTATCTGGCGAAAAGGAATTATCCATTTTCACTGAAATCAAGGGGGTTCCGGTCAAGGCCAGGCTGGATGCGAAAATAAGAACCGCAATCCTGGACATAAAGTCATGCCGTTTTCACATTACCGACAAGAAAATAAGGTCGGTCATTGCCGAACTTGGATATCACATTTCCGGTGCTATGTATCTCGAGGTCGCAAAAGCTGCAGGACTTGAAGTCGATTGCTTCGTTTGGGTATTTGTCGAATCCTTTGAGCCATACCTTTGCCGATTCGTCGAAGCGACACCGAAAATGCTGGAAATAGGTAAGCAGGAATTCTATATTTGCCTGGAAAAACATGCCGATTGTATGCAATCGCAAAGCTGGCCTGGATATCCTCAGCTGGATGAAAAGAATAAAATTCCCCAGCTGGATTTGCCCGATTGGTATTCAATGGATTTTATAACTGAGGAAACATATGAATCAGATAGTTCCGATGAATACGACGACTACTGAAATGATGGCAGCAACCCCAGTTCAACGAAGCTTGATCGATGTTGAGCAATCTCGGGCAATGCAGCAAGTCCAAGGTCAAATCCTTGCTGCCAAAAGGGATCCGCGCGATACCACGGCCGCCTACACCCGGATCATGAAGCAGCTGGAAAGGCCAAGCCTTGCTGAAAAGGCGCTCTATTCCTATCCCAGAGGTGGGCAGATAGTCAGCGGTGCATCGATTCGTTTGGGGGAATTGCTGGCACAAAACTATGGAAACATTGACGCTGGTATCAGGGAACTGGAAAGGAGGGAAGGCAGATCAATTTGCGAAGCTTACTGCTGGGATTTGGAAACCAATTTCCGCATGACCAGGCAGTTTGAAGTAGCTCACATACGCGACACCAAACAGGGTCCGAAAAAGCTCACCGATGAGCGTGATATCGATGAGATGGTTCTCAATAAAGGCGCGCGCCGCATGCGTGCGTGTATCCTTGCCATCATCCCTGCCGATATTGTTGAGGATAGTATTGAAAGATGCCGAAAGGTCATGTCATCCAAGGAAAGTCCGGAACCACTTAAAGACCGAATCAATAAAATAGTCCTGGCCTTTGCTACCGTCGGCGTCACCCAGGAAATGATCGAGGAAAGACTCGGTCATCCGATCCAGCAAATTATTCATGACCAAATCCCTGATCTGCAGGGTATTTATAATTCACTCAAAGATAAAACAGCCAAGCGGGAAAAATTCTTCTCTAAGAAATCTGACACCGCTGAGATTCTTAAAAGTTCGCCGGCACCGGAACCAGCGCCCATCCCTCAAGACACGGTCGATGAACAACACCGGCAGGACATGCTGAAAAAGGTCATGGATAAGATCCAGGCCAGCGGGATAGACCAGACCGAATTAGTTGTCAAAATCGGAATGCCTTTCAGCATGCTGAAAAATCAGGATATCAGGGAATTAACCAGGATTTATGGGGTACTGAAATGAAAAAATTAGACCATGGGCAACTACTTGATGCGAAACTGATTATGGATAATGTGATAGGAATGTGGCAAGAACTTGAGCAATTGATTCCCGAATGCCTCCATCATCGCTTGGAATCATGGGCTCAGGATTTCGAATCACAGCTGGCTGATTGCGATGTTTCGGATCGATACGAGGAAATTCAGAAGTGAAATATCAAGTCACCGACAAGGATCTTGAGACGCTGAAATTTCTCTTGATGAGAGGAACAGAGGAGAATCTGCTATTGAAGCTTTTTTTCCAGCATTGCTTTAAAGAGTGGACTGACACCCTTGACGTGATTGAGGTTGAAAATGAACCTAATTGAAAAGCTGGATCATTATATTTCTGAAACTTCTCATTTTTGTGACCCTTTATATGACGCCTACCCAAAGCTTAGGGCTGTCGTGATTGCGGCGAAGCTTTCAGTCATCAATATCAAAGATGGCACAAATATCGGAGTTTATCGGCACCTCGGCAATGGAGATACAGCCATAGATGGCCAAAATTGGCATCATCTTAATGATTCTATTGCTGCATTGGAGGAACCGGTTCCATGACTGAAAAAATAAACCTTGCGGGGTATTTTGCAAAATGATCACTGAAAGACCACCAAGAGACTTTGTCAGGGAATATAATGGCGCTCACGTTGCTGATCTAACCGGTATGCTGGTGAATGTAGCGGCTGGTAATAGGCCGGATAATGTGGTGAAAGACGATTTGAATTTCACCAGTATGGATATTGCCGGTTTGATTTTTGTCATTCTGCAGACTGCAGAGAGATTCATTGGGGAGGGGTTCACCGATATTGTGATCCAATCACTATCGGATTTTGATAAGGACATGGTGGAAAAAAGATATTAAACCCACCCATTGACCTTGCACAGTTCCGTCAAATCCTCCATTGACCGGATCACATAGTAAGAACCTCCCGACCGGCGAAACCGTTGGGAGAATTCAATCTGAGACTGCAGGATTTTCCCCTTGGGGGACTTCACTTCAATTCCGATGCTCATCCCATCGATCAAGCCCAGGATATCGGGAACACCGTTTGGCCTGAAGCGGTTGTGGCGTTTTCTCCCGGCAACATGGAAGCTGTCGTTCTGCCAGAAATAGCCCTGCGTAGCCTCATTCAGATAGTCGATGATTTGATTTTGGAGGAACTTCTCTGATACCCAATCCTTTAAAGCCAAAGCTTCAGGCTTGTCTGATACATTGCCTGTTCTTCCCATTGTGAATATCCCCCTTCATATTCAAACCGTGGCCGAATCATCCAGGAAAAGCCAAGCCCGCGCCTTGCGACTGCAGACTTTGCATTTTCAAGGGCATCGTATTCATAGAAAAGGTCCAGACCTCGGAAAGGGAAAAAGCCCATTCGACCGTAATTGGTTCGCACCGCTTTGGATGGGTCAAGGTCTTGCTGCAGAAATATGTAAGCGTGTTTTTTGGCTACTCGGAGTGAATAGCCCTGAAGGGTGTTAATGCCATCGGTTTGACGGTTATGAATGCCAAAGTCGATTCCCTGGATTCTCAGAAATGAGAGTTGCCAGAGGAGCTCCTCGGGGTTCTCGGAGGTATTCTTAGGCCAGTTGTCCTCATTCTTTTCAATCCGGATATCACGGCGCGCGGTTATCAGTTTGGCCTGGATCCATTTGCTTGTGTATGTCAGCTGACCGATGAATTTTTCTTGTCCTCTGCCAAACCCTTGTCCCTTTTTGATCGAAAGATCATGGTTATTGAGGCCAATCCCAACAACAGGGATCCAATAGCCGAACTTCCAATCCAGATGATGAGAGTTATCAGTGACATGGTAGCTCACATAGTAGTTTCGCGTCTGATAAGTCCGGTCACGTCCAAAATATCCAGCGCTGCCAAACAGAGTAAGCCCAGCATGTCTAATGCCCAGTTGAGCAACTGTGTACATAGGGAACTGGTCGCGTTTTCCTGTCCTTGCATCTGTCAACTCCATGGAGCGATAATGCAGCATCAAGTCCACGCTGTCGGATTCGGCCATACCCAAAAATTCCCTGGCTTCTCCCTCGCGGGCAAAGCTTGCCATGAATTCTTCTGTCATGGCACGGCCATAATTATTGATTGCATCACCGCCATCTACTGATAGATGGCAGGTGAGGCAAGTTTGGTAGCCGTGGACTATAGTTTGAGGATAACCCGAACAGATGTCAGCGATCAATAGAGCCAGTAATGATAATAGTGTCCGCAACGGTAATCCCTTTATAACTGGCCTGAGTGATACCGAAATCTTTAGTGTTTAGTTTGATCGCAAAAGACCAACCGATGCTCGACTTATTGGCAACACCTTCAATAGGTTTTTCCACGCCGTGAAGGGTCATCTTTCCGGTGAATTTTCCGCCATCTTCCGGCATTGGATCCAGCTTGAGCGTTGCTTTTGGAAACTTTTTAGTCTCGAGATACTTTTCGTGCATGTGCTCCGAACGAACACCCGCGTCAAGCTTTGTCATGTCGACGGTGAATTCCCCCGATACCTTTCCCGCCGCTATCATTGGCTTGCCTTCCACCACGCACCCGGTGCCAGTGAATTCGAGGACACCAATCGAGGCACTTCCGGCAAATTCACACTTGCCAGCGGCTATGGCAATACCGCTTCCCATCAATAAACCGATAGTCAACAAGCCTTTGAGCATGGGATAATCCTAAAAAAGTTTTTGGTTCGGAAATTTGGATCATTTGAGCATAGGAAGGCTTGGTATGCAAAAGAAAAAAGATGACGCTATGGTCCTGGACATGGATTTCCTCAAAAAGGATATCCATACCCGGCTTATGCCCAGCGTACTGATTCCAATTGTCAAAAAGCCTAAATGACCTTTTTCTTTTTCAGTTCTATCCATAGAACACGCGCTGTTAGCCGATTGTCTATGTGAAAGTGTTTCGGATAAATGCCAATGGAAAAGCCAAGGGCACTGGCCGCTGAAATGAACTTGTGCTTTGTCGCGCCATCCCAAGCGGTATGATCGATATCGACTGCCTGCCCTAAAAGGTGCATGGAACTGGAAGCACCACCTTTGATGGCATTGTATTCCGGTGTCCGGAATCCGGAACTGATCACAAAGCTCACGCCTACCACGGTCCGAAGCTTTTGCAGTTTATAGATGAATTCGGCTTGCATCCTGGCCGTCTTGGTATCGGGTGACCAGAACTCATCCTCGTAGAAGTCAGTGCTTAGTTTTTTTCTGCTCATATGATTTCAGCACCCCCTTCAATTCATCGTATTCCCTTTTCAGCTTTGCGTGGTCCGCCTCAAGATCGAAGAACTTCTTTCGGTATTCCAGGAGCTCCTCTTTCATTTCATCCATATCTTTATTCATCTTTTCCACCTGTTCGTTAAGGTGGACCAGGATTTTATCCTTCTCCGTTGCCTCATGTTTCATTTTTTCCAGGGAATATCCCGGAAGTTTTCGCATCGCATAGATCAGTGCGATGATACCAAGTGAGATTGGACTCAACTCCTTCAACTGCTTGAATAACTCAGCTTCCACGCCAATCACCTCCCTTTTTTATAGAAAAAAAGAGCAAGGCAAAAAAATTTGCCGTTGCCCTGCATTCATCTTCAATGGAGGTAGAAAAAAAAGATCTCTCGCTGCATACCGGTATTCTACACGGGTTCCGATATCGCATCAAAAAAATCTTGCTGAGACTGAGAGAAAACTGTCCGGCATATTGAACAAACCAGACATTCGTCCTGATAAAAAACATAGTCATCGCCGAGAAGCACAACTGTATCAAACGGCAAGGTCACCTGCCGTTTCATGGGAGCCTTCTTCGATATATAGTCAGTCCGATCTGTCAGCATTTCTCTACTCTATTCGGAAAAAAAATTTAGAAACTTCGCCTTATCCCCCGCTGGCAGTGGTTCGGCATAGGGTGGTGGCATGCTGGCATTCTGCACGCGTGCCTTTGCTGAAGATGCTATCAGACCAGCCTCTGACTTGACGAAGGCAGCACCAGCATGACATTCAGCACAATAGTTCTGCATGATACCTTGAGCCTCGGCGAAAGAAGTCTTTCCACCAGGCTGGGGTTTAGGGTTAGGGACCACTGGTCCTGGTTTAGGAGTTGGTTCCTGTGGCGCTGGTGCTCCGCAGGATAAGAGGAAACAGCACGCAAGAATGAAAAGCCTCATTGGTTTCCTCATGAAAATTAGAGTTGGCCAGCATCCTGGAAAAGTAGCAATTCAGTTTTTAATGCACCGAACCCATTCACAAAATCCTGCAGAGGAACCACTCCCCCATCAATCAAACTACTGAAAAGGACTTTGCTCACATTTGTTCCATTCAATCTGATTTTGAAATCATCTTCTGTCATCGACAGATATCCAGCAATTTGTGCCGCATTCAGTGGTTTTCTCAATGGCTGAATAATATTTGATACGAGAGGATCCTCTTTTAGTGTGCTGACACCAATTTCTTTTAGAGCCCTGGTGTGATTCTGATTAGCAATTGACCTCAAAGCATTGAACCGCTCTTTCTTATAAAAAACCTCAGCCAATTTCTTTTCGGAAGGACTTGCATTTCCATCCAATTGAACATTGTTGAAAACCTCGTCATTGAAAGCCATCGCCGCTTCCTGGTGATGACAATTTGAGCATGCTCCAAGGGTAATATCAGCGGGCAAACCCTCACCGGCCTGATCTACGTCAATAACTACCTGTGCTGGCGCGATCACTTCTGCACTACCACCGGCATTGCTCAACCTGTATCCAGTGAGAAGTCCGTTAGGCATGCTGAAAATCCATTCCCGCGCGACAAACTTGAATTGGCGGTTGGTAGCGAATCCGGGAATAGCCGCCATCTCTGCCGTGAAGGGATTCAGCTTGATCGAATCATTGCGCGCCAGTGACACATCGGCTGTAAACATCAAAAAGCCGTCTCTGGTCGTATCCATGATGCAGATGAGTCTTGGCTTGCCGAGAGCGATTTGGGAACGTCCTCCCCCAGCGCACGCGGGTTCCTGATTATTGAATTCGTTTTGCAAGTTGATACCAAGCCCTGCGATAAACTCAGCATCGTTCAGCGGTTGCTCAGTCAAATTGTAATAAAGCTGGTTTCCAATCGACACTTGATCGGCTTGCATCACGGTGAGGAAAAAGGACGATGCATAAACCATGGGCTGATTGGTATTCGTGAGCGCGCGCAAAGTCCGTCCCCGAACTGTTTCGGAAATAAACGGGAGAACGTTCGCACGTTCGAAGTTTTGCCACTCCTCTCGGGTCATCCCGATGGCGCTGAGAGAGATACGCCAAATACATCCTGGGTCATCAATCGTATCGACTTGAGTGATCAGCCGCTGGGTGCTGATCATATTGATTCCCTTGTTCACGCCAGCCTTTTGATCAGACAGGTCACTGATTCCTTGATTGAGAAAGTTGCATCCGATCAGATAGCGGGTGTCTGGTCTCTCCGATGCATTGAGCGTCTTGATATCCCGGTCGGTGTATTGCTCTTGTTCGTCAAAGCGCAAGAATCCAGGAACACCTGGCTCAACTGGGGGAGGCTCTTCGATAGGCAATTGGGGAATGGGAACCTCAACCGTCTTTTGCTGAACAGCTGGTTGAGCACAGGATATAAGACAAAACAGCATGAGCACATGCAAGCTTTTCATATTTTTGTCCATGACAAAGTAAAGGGAGTTGTTCAAGTATGAGGCATTAGGGAGGGAAATTCAAGAGTGTTCGCTCAACAAAGGAAAAGCCCGGACGAATCCAGGCTTCCTTACTATCTAACCGCAAAATGCATTGGGGAAAAATCTATTCAGCTATAGCTCTTTCCGCAAGTGTAAGTTGAGATATCGACCTGGCCGTCACCAATCTCAAATTTGATCTTGATTAACGCCGCTTTGCTTGTGGTGTTGAGGAACATAGCACCGGTTGTGGTGATCGCCTGAGTGACCGCTGGCACCATATCGAGGTAGGTAGCGCTTGCATCATTGGATTCCTGAAGCTTCACAAGGCAGGACGTTAGTCCCGCTGGTGTCATCGTACTGGTTCCAGATCCGATGGCAGTCAGATCAATTGCAGTTCCAGCATTGGCATCCACCAGAGAAGCAGCAAATTTCAAAGTGTCAGCATCGACTGCAATCATCCAATAGTTTGTAGCGGTCAATCCAGTGGGAAGACCTGCACCGGTCAATGCGATCTTTCTGCCAGTCGCAAATCCATGGGCAGTGGAAGTCACTTGATTGCTCACAATGTCCACACCCGCCGCCACGAAGGTCTTGGCTGTCACAGGTGCGACTGTGTAAACAGCGTGAATGGACAGCGTTTCAAGTCCACCGTTGTCCACAACATATTCCGTGTTGGCTGTTTTTGATCCTGAAATTCTTGCGCCTGATTCTGATATACGAAGTGACATTTATTTATTCCTTTCAAATTATTTTTATGCCCAGCTTGGTTTGGATTCGAGTTCGACGTCGCCGGATATTTGATAACCAGTTATCGTTGTAGTACTCGCGTGCGCAACCCCTATTGTATTTGTGTTGGGTATGGCGTAAACCTGCAGCCCTGGCGAAAAGTTCCCAGCTGTCATACCGCTACATGCCTGCAAATAATTCGATATATTCTTAAATAGGACGCCGGTAATAGTGAAAGTGGTTCCACCTAGCGTTGCCGAAGTATTAGTGGACGATATATTGAATTTAAGACGATGATTTCCGTCCTGGTCCTGGTAATAAATACCGACAGCCCTGACTGTGGCATAACCCGCCGGTGTTCCAGTCACCGTCAGCGCTGTCTGACCTTTCCTAGGTGCAACATTCCCTGGTTGAGTTGAATCCGCTCTGGATTGCCCAACCGGCGCGGAGGGGTTGGCTTTGCGAACTCGCCATTTCCATGTACTTAATCCAGACCATGCACTCCCTGCATTGGCGAATGTAGCGTTTGAAGGCTCATATCCGCCTGATCGAAATTGAACACTGACATCAGTGGAACCGACTACGGGAAGTATTAAAATACCGTAACTGTTAGCGCCTTGTGTGATGAAATTACCCAAACGCGCATCCGCATCTACCCAACTACCATTGGATTGATCGACTTGGACTTTAAGATCATCGCCTTGCTGATAAGCATTTTGCATGCGAACAGTGCGCGAATAAGTGGTTCCGGTCGCGCCGTTTGGGATCAATGAACCAGCTGAACCACTCGCAAAACTTGTTGTGTCTGTTGCTGTGTTTGTTGCATTTGAGTTTGATGCATATTCAACATTCGCACCAGGCCCGAAGTTTGAGCCGGAGCCGGACCATTGGGAAATAGGAACCCTGACAGTGCATGAAAAGCTTTGAGCAGCGGAGGTGACTGGACTGGAAGCACTAGACCATGTTGAAAGGGCAGTTGTGTCATTGAAATAATTTACAAACAATTTGTCGGTGTATGCACCGGTATTTATTGCATGAACAGAAGCTGTGTAATTAGTCGCTCCACTGGTGAAAATACCTTTTCCCACTTCCCCGGAAACAAATCCAGTCGGTGTGGTAACTGCAACTCTGCTATAATCAATATTTAAACCAGTTGGAATAGGTAGTAAATAATCACCGCTTCCAGCACCAGAACCAGCACTTGGTTGCTTGAATTCATAACGAATTATAGCCCATTCACCATCCTTTGTCGTGTTCCTGTAATATGTTGTACTTGCTTGAACTGTAGGAGGAGTTGTTGTTCCACCTAAAGCCCAGGCAGAAGTTGATTCCCATGGTCCAACAAAAGCACCCGGCACCGCAACTCTCGTCGTACTATTCACCATCGTATCAAGCTTCAAATTCCACGCACTAGCGTTCGTTGTCGCAATGTGAAGGATGAAGCGATAGCTGGTTCCGGTCGTCAAACCAAAGTCACTGAAAAACTTTCCGTAGTTGTCCAGCTTCGGAATGCTGACAGCGCGCGGTGTAATCAAAACCGAGTTGGTCACGTCATAAATATAAAATACTGCATCACCGGCCACGTAGTTTGTATCGGTGTCCATATCGAATGAAACGCCGGAAGTGAATCCCTTATCGACTTCGGCAATAACGAATGGAAACGATACTCCCATCCCTTGGCGGTTGGCTGCATCTTTGGCAAGTATTGCGCTGGTCGTCCCCCGGATCGGAGTTGTGGTCGATGCAAGGAAAGTCACGCCGGTCACCACACCGCCGGTTCCGTCTACCGGGATGGCGACCGCGCCATCATTATAAAGTGTGGCCTGAGCGGGCTGAGCTCCGTTGGCAGTATTCTCAAATCCAGGATCGCTGAAATAGTTTACAACGGTCGGATCACTCGACCCGCCAGATCCAGATCCACCGACCACACGCCAGCGGGATGCATCCCCATCGTAGGACAAAAGGAGACTTGCATCATTGGCCAGTGACAAGTCCACACCAGTTCCGGTGATAATACGGTTGGCCGCCGTTGCAGTCGCTTCCTGGTTCCTAATTGTGATAGTCGCACCGGTTCCATTGATCAGAACGATATATTTTTGGATTGCGGGAATTATCCCGCGCACTGAAGTCAGGGAAGCATTGCTGACTTTTATGATCTGATCTTTTGCCGGTGTCACGTCTGCATTGGCACCAGTTGCGGATGTATTATTCTCAGTGCTGAATAGAACTTTGTTATTCTGCCAGTCCGTACCATCATAAAAGCGGACGACAAGAGTTGTGGTGTTCCAGTATTCATCACCCGCGACAAGTCCCGCGTGCGCTGTCGCATATGCAGCGTCATCAGCAAAAGGCTCAAGGCTGGAAGTAAGGGATTTACTCATCAGCTTCCAGCGGGTGTTGACCGTATCGTAAACAAGGCCAACAATTTGATTCGTCTTGATGACAAAATCCAGGCCATTGCCGGTGAGGATTCGGTTTGCTGCAGTTCCACCCGTATTGTTCTTAAGTGTTATCGCCTGGCTTGACTGATTATTCTGCAGATAAAGGAACTTCTGCAGCGTGGGCACGATGTTATTGATCGATACAAGGGTATCGCTGGTGAAGGAAATCACCTGAGCCACTGCCGGGGTTATCGCCTGATCCGATCCGGTGCTGGTCGAATCCGTTGCAGTGACCAGCGTGGTCTTATCGTATTGCCATGCCGTTCCATTATATTCCCGAAGGCATTTCTCGGTTGTGTTCCAGTAAATGCTCCCGGCTATGGGAGTATGGTCAGCTTCGAATGCTGCATCATCAGCATAAGCCTCAATTCCATTGGCGCTGAAGTTCGTCGCATCGGGATTGGTGACGTTCGCGCCGTCGATATTACTTAGATTCCGCGTGCTAGTTGACATAGAGATACCTTCCCTGGATTGATCGGCCAATCGGCAATATGTCGATATTGGTTATTAGGATCGGGTTCTTGAATTGTGGGTGATCTATCTCAATAACGTCAGCCAATTCAAGGGTGACATCATCATCCAGGAGCCCGAACTTGACGACCGTTGTAGGACTGCCATATACCTCTGTGATCTCTTCGAAGCGGGTGCTCGGCAATGTGCTAAGGACATGACTAATTTCCTGCGTCCTCTCGGAACCGAAGAGTGTTGCCCGCGATGCCGTGAGATTCGAATATAGAGCATATTTGTCCACGTCATTTCTGAGATAAGACGGCCTGAAAATCACGTTCTTGGCCTGGTCACGGTATTCATTAGTCCATGATAGGCCAGCTATCTGACTTTCATCGATTGTCTGCGATGGGAGTTCGGTTGGATCGATCTTCACAAGGTAAGGAACGTCATTATCCGCGGGGAAAACCAGCGTAGTCATCAAGCTGCGATTGATTTCAGAGATGAATTGGCCAAGTGTTGGAACATTGCTTCCAAAACCGCATTGCATAACCGCTTCATAGGGTAAGTCAGCTGCCAGCGTGGTGAAAGACCCGGTATCTACAGTAAAACCATGTGATTCTAATGCAAATTGCATGACTTCTACTGCAGTTATACTGCCTCCAATACTGGTGAGCACCACGTAAAGGTCATTGGAATTCAGATCGATGCCAGTAGTCGTGACGGTAAGCCATCGATGACCACCGGGTGTCAGGGTTGAACTTAGAACCGCTGGACTGGTCCAGTTGTAGTTTGGTATCGCACTGCAAAAGAAGTGCTGGTCTTCATTGGCGCTGGTGAGCGTGTCGTAATTATTCGGATCCGGATCATCGACACCGAGAAAGAATAAGCACTGGGATGGCGAATCGGTTTTATCGAACACCCGCGCGCAATTGATCTGGCCAGGTGCCACACGTTCCAGGATGCAAAGCTCGCCTTCAATCATATTGGTTGTCAGCGTTGCATTGCTTGCCTCCTCATACCTTGAAAAAACGTGAGCCTGACTTGTTAGAGCCAGTGCGGTGATGGGTGTCGATGATACTGTCTGATAAGCGGGCATTCTTCCGATAATACCGCCGTTGGAACCAGTCGGGATGACCCTAAGAACAGTCGATGCGACCTGCAAATTCTTTTGCGTGCGCTTGGTCGATGGGGGAATAAGGAAGAATGCCGATGGGGTTCCCAGGTCTATTTCTTCTGATGAGTTCTGGTCATAGGGAGTTTCGTCACCGAATACCATCGGTATTGCAACACCTTCAAACCGATCCGGAATGTTCGCGCCATTGTAGAATGAAGTATTCGAAGTTCGGTCAACACGGTTTAGATAAGCAGGATCACCCCAGTTGCATTCGGAATCGAGAACCGTGATTCTCTTTTGCACGTTTATAGTCATCACATAGTTTGAAATTGATGACCGTGTAGAGATTCCCTTGAATGCTATGACATCATCCCGATAAATCCTCACCGTCCGATTGGAGAAAATAGTCACCTGTTGAATCAATCCAAGCCAGTCATCATCGATTTGAATTGAAACATTGCCTACAGAGATTTCTGTCAATCCGGTTTCAAAGGATTTGATTGAAGTCGCATAGGAAATGAAATTCGATAATCTATTTTCCCAATAGACCGGATCAGATCCAAGATCGGTCGGGTCTTTTGGCAAGTACTGCGATGGCAGATCATAGAGAAGGTAAAGGGTGTATTCCACCAGGACAGTTCCGCTCACATAGGAAGGAATGTCGACCACTCCCTCTGCCCAGGTGAATGCAGTCGAAACACCGTCCACATACACAGTTTCCACTTCCCAGAACCAGTTAGCCTGTGTCCCGGTGATGATGTTTGTAATGTCAGATAGCGGTGTCACCGTCACTTTTTGAGCCATTAGATAGCTCCATAAAGTTCAAGTGCGACCGGTGATGAGTTGACCGAACCAGGAGTTGCATTGAATCCCATCGTTACAGGCCAATCCAATACGACTGCGATGAAAAGAGAATCATCAGCCGCGTAAACGTAGTTTTCCAATTCGAGCTCAAAGCGTGTCGGTGTCGCCGAGTTGAGGTTGAACCTTGGACTAAAGGTGAATGCAATCCAGCCATAAAAGTTATCAGTCGCAGGATAAGCTGTTTCAATTTGACTGCAGACAACATCCTCGCTCACTCCCTGCAAAACGTCTGATACGTAGGCATTGACGCGCATCCTCACGTTCGGCTGGACACCGCGTTTGAATATTTGCACGCGATAAACCTGCAATTGCTGGTCTGTGTCAGGGTCAACCGTTCCAAGATCAATCGTATAGGGTGATCCGGTCGATAGGATTGCGGCAATGCTTTCCGGGTATTGCTGAAATGCCATTAGAAACACACCTCATTAAGTATTTTTTCCATGACCTTCCACGCGCAATAGCCCATAAGGGAAGCAATTCCCAAGGCGATCAGATCAAGCATCAATGCCGGGATATTGTAGCGGATCACACCACCTCCCGTAGAGCAAATGAGACGTTGAACTTATTGAGATAGGCCTGAGTGAATTTTGGAAGGTCCTCGAAATAACAGAGGAGCGTGCCGAAATCATATTGGAACGATATTTCCAATGGATCCAGGACAAATATGAATGGATTGGAGAGGCCTATCGTCTCACACGAAGAAATGAGTTTACGGCGATCACTAGTGTCCAGAAAGCTAAACCCCATAGCACTAAATATGCTGTATTTATTTTTTCGAACAGAATAGATAACTCCCGAATCACTGCTAGCCCTTCTTGTTAAATCTTGCATGTCATAGCTGAATTGCTGCTTTGCATTGAACTGGAAATCAATATGATCGCCAAGGAACAAGGCAGATATTTCAAGGTCATTGGGGTTCGTCGAATCCTCGATGATTATCTGCCAGAATCGATATTGCTGTCCTGTGGGATTATCATCATCAGTCAGGTCGGCAAAAGCCCCCTGGTCAATGACTGGAACCGTGGCAGTGAAAGGCTCCCCACCGGTGAACAGGTTTATCATGTTGGCTTTGACGGTTATCACCGCCTCATTGCTGAAAGTGAAAAGCTTATCAGCCTCTCCCAGTATGGCGATGAAAGAGCATTGTTTATTTGCTCCCATATCTATCTGAATTGTGAAGCTTTTGCTTCCAGGCTTCCACACGCGGCCTCTGGATTTGAAGTTCAAGGCGTTGCTGAATGGGAAACCAACTGCAGCTGGCGCCGTGACCGTGGCATCATCCAGCTGGTTGTTGTCGCATATGCGTGCGTTGCGTCTGAGCCTGATGTTTGACATTTAAGTTGCTCCTCCCTGGACTCCAACCTTGCGTCTCAATTGATCGCTTACCGTGTTGACAGGTTGTTGACCAGATGACGCTCCTCCAAGTCCGCTACCACTTCCAGGCCTTCCACCTATTGGAGAATTTCTTGCTCCTTCATTTATTATTTCACCTATATCGATCGGACCGACTTCAGAAGGCCTGAAAACCGTATTCAATTTAATCTCATTCAAAAGTGCGACCATGGTAGTCAGCTTTTCATTCACGACGCCAAACGTCAACTGATCGAGGATCCGCGCGGATATCTGGTTTCCTTGCTGAAGCAAAGCTATCTCATCAGCATTACCGCCAATGCCTGACTTGAGGTCCTCGAAGTTCTGCTTAGGGACAACAACTTCCCCGGGAGTAAGCAAGGCTGGAACTGTGTCCTTATTGCCAATACCTGGAACTACACCGCCTTCAGCGAATTGTGCGGCTTCGATTTGTCTCAGTTGTTGCTGTCCATATAGAACTGCCGATGCAGCTGCACCTGCCGCGAGAAAAGGACCAGCAAATGGGATTCCTATGAGTGAGTTGTAAGCGGCGAATGCCGCCTTGGGTATATCGAGTATAACTTGAGCCTGTGCAGCACGTTTGCCAAGAGTGAAGGCTTCCCTTACCCCAGATTTTTGAAGGCTGGCCAGTGCCGACAGGCCTTTCTGTGCGGTCTGCACGCGCTGGGTGTAGGTTTGCTGATCGAATGCTATTTCAGCATCCGTCTTAGCTTTGACGAAGTTGAATTCATCTTCCTTGGCTTTTTTGACAGCATTGAGCCTGTCCTGCTCACCTTTCTTGGTCGCATCGGTGAGCCTACGCTGCTTATCATCATTCCTTGCAATCTCAGCTTCACTCAATTGGCCAAGCTGTTCGGCTCTCTGTGCTTCCGCCTCAACGCGTGCCGTGGTTATCTGACTCTCTCTTTCCATGAGAGTGGCCAGCTTCAATTCATCATTGGCGGTCGTTTGTTCCTGTTCGATCAGCGCGCGGACAGCTGCTTCTTGCTGGATCAGCGTAGAGATTTGCTTCTCTGTCTCCTGGGCCTTGGCGATCTTGGCCGCGTTGGCCTTGTCTAGTTCGGCTTGCTCGGCTTCCCTTTGGATCCGAAGTTCTTCCTGCTTTTTCTCATTTGCCTTTGTTTGAGTTGCAGCAAGTTCATCAGCCGCTTCCTTGTCTTTCTTGGCTGATTCTGCCAGGCCTTCACTCTTGGCAAGCTTCAATCGCTCAAGCTGGATGGCTTGGAGTTTGGTCTTTACGATATCCAGGTCGGCTAGGACGGTGAGCTTGTCGTCACCGAAGAAATTCATTCCCCCGGCGAGTTCCTCCTCAAGCTTTTTCCTCTGCTTGGTAAGGTTCTCGACTTCTACACCGATTTCCTTGATACGTTTGGCCGCTTCTGTTTCCTTGGAAATTCCCCTCAAGTCATTGACGAGGAGTGTCAGCCCATCGACCGATTGGCTGATGACACTGATAAAGCCAGCAAATGCAGGAGTTGCGGAACCGCCAATAGCCGCGCCAAGTGCCGTAAAATTATCGCTTAGAGTGGAAAGAGATCCTGACACGGTTTTCGATAGGCGTTCGGTAGCGCCGAAGAACTGCCCGCCTTCTGAAGTCATCTTTTGGAAGGCCTTGGCAACTTCCTCTGAGGAAATCTTGCTGTCTGATATCAATCCTCGGATCGCAGTGCCAGCCACACCAAGGGACTTGGCCAGTTCTGGTCCTATGTTCACGCCGCGTTCAATCAGCTGGTTGAACCGTTCACCTGTCAGTTTTCCCTCTGCCTGGATTTGCCCGAATATTGTCGCAAGGTCGCCAAGGTCTTTGCCGGTAGCGGCTGAGACTTCAGCCAACTGCCTAAGCTGTTCCACTGATTGCTTGGTGCTGGATCCAAAGGCCAGAAGGGTTCGGTTGGCGTCTGCTATCTCAGAGAGTTCGAAGGGAGATTCTGCGGCGAAATCTGAAAGGACTGCTAGTTGTGCAGCTGCGCCTTCAGCACTGCCAGTGAAGGAAATGAACTGAGTCGTCAAATCCTCCATTTGGCGTGTGGCATTTAAAACAAAGTCGAAAGTTCCCTTTAATACGGCAAGTCCACCGATCGCCGCGCCTACTTTTAAAAAGGAAGAACTTAAAGATTCAGCCTCTTTTTCAGCTGCCTTGGTTTGCTGGACCAGCTTATCAAGCGGATCGGCTGGGTTCGTCTTTACGTTTATCGTTATCGTCGCATCAGCCATTTATTCACTTCCCTTTGGATCCATGCGAATCAATTTGTGAGCTAAGATACGACACTAATTCGAATTCCCTTGCCGTGAGTTCCTTATAACTGATTTGCATCAGACCCACGCGCTGGGTTCCTCTCAGGACACCCAGCAAATCGACCGCAAGCTGGACATCGTCACGGTCATCCGGTTCAACATCATTCAGGTATGGAACCTTTGAGATGATGTTTATGGCGGCCAGCCTTATGGCTTTTTTTTGGATTCAATAAGCTTGGCCGCTGCCAAATCCCAGACAAATTCAGTGATGACACTGAGATTTTCCCGGTCATCAAGAAGCGCTTCCAGAGAATCAATGGCACCTTCCACCGATACGATGAACTTTTTGCCTATCTCAAAAGCGTTAAGGGTTTTCAGATATATGTCTGATCCCTCCTCATTTTTTGCCCATCCGGATTCACTCAAGAACCGAAGCTGTTCGATTACATTGGGAAGGCGATACTTGATGCATCCCTTGCCATCTTTCAGTTCAATTGTCTTAATGCATTCAGCCATTATCTATTCTCACTTCCCAGTCATCAGCAAATAAATCTTTTGTGGTCGGAATCCATGCCGTGATTTCAACCTTGGTTTCGGTCAGGGCAATCAAAGGTTCCCCATCCGGACCAGTCACCACGTTCAAATGTTGGGATTCATCCCAGCTTCTTCGGATAATTTTCAGCCCTTCCTTTGTTCTGGCCAGGGCTTCAGAGAAATTCATAAGGCCTCACAGGAAATTGATGTAGCCATCCTCAAGATCATCGCCAACAAAGGCGGTCGCTTCGAATTGCTCCACGATGTAGCCGTCTTGATCGGCGATAGTGTTGGAAGTTATCGAACAGGTTGGCAGGAATACGTTAACGATAGTTCCGGGCATCCAGTTCCCTGCAGTCTTTTGACCGTGAACAAAGGAAAGCTGGGTATCGACGTTATTGATCAGGTTATAGAACTTTTGCACATCGTTTTTGATGAATTTGAGCGTGCCCGATACCGTGATTTCCCTTGTGAGGATGACTGATTCATCAATACCAGTCTCTGCGCACCAGTTGGGAATATCAGTTTTTGGAGTGGAAATGCTGACAGTCAATGCCTGGCCGCCTACGCACAGATAATCGGAGAAGGTTCCCAGTTCGAGCATGTTATCACGAACCACTTGCGGCGGTTGGCTGTCATATGCTGGTGTGACGGCAGGGCTATAGTCCTGAGCGTTGTCAGAAGTGTAAGTGAAACCTCCAACGTCATCGGTATTGTTGAAACCGAGCTTGGTTTTCGCACTGTTCGCAGTGTTGGTACCAGTCAACCAAAGCAGCGAGAAGGTTGTCACACCGCTGGATGCGATTGTGAACTTGCCGGTGCTGTTCGACCAGGTGCATGTGATTGTATCGCCGCCGGATGCAAGTGAAGCGGCGGTCATCTTGCTGGCAATCTCATTTGCAAGATCGATAGGAGTGGAGTAGGCCTTCTCTTCGAGGATGGCGGCCACAGTTCCAACGTCATCAGTAAAATCGATATATTTGCTTGTCGCCGTGATGACGATGGGGTTGACGAAGAACTGAATACCGCCAATCTCAAAGGTCACCGCTGCCAGTTCGTTTGCAGTAAATTCAATATTCATCGCAGTCGTTCGACACCCGGCAATAGCCTGATGAATTGCCGATGCTGCAGACGATGCCTGGTACATGTGCGCGGTGTAGGTCGGCTGATCGGTGCTTGGCTTATAGAGGACTGCCTTGCCAAGGCTGACAAGGGAAGCTGGTGCTACCCCCAAGTTGAATGCGAGGGGAAGGTTTGTCGATGTGATGCCATCCCAGACGTTCCGGACTGCGTAGTTATTGACCGCGTCCTTGATCAGAAGCGCCTGGCCTTTTTGAAAGTTGGCCTCAACACCCGCGGTTACTTTGATATTCGCGCGTGTGGTGGAAGTCCCTGCAGTAGATGCCGCGGCGGTCTGGTATTCGGTCGATGCAACAACCTCTTCTCCAAGACAACTCTCGATAAGAATGCCGTAGTCGGGAGCCACTCCCTCGGTACCGGATGGCTTGAAGTATTTGGGAATGCTTCCAGTCGGCGACTGGGAAGTCACAAATGACTTGGATGCACCAATGGAATTTCGGAGTTCATCAGAAGTCACTGTGTTCACGGCACCGGTAAGCGCTGCACCCTCGCGAACAACGGTGAATTCGTTTGCCGTAGGTGCAACAAATACACCCTCGGTGACTTCCGGGACAAAAGCAAATACGCTGGAACGTGTAGCATAAGCCATTTAGGTATTCTCCTCGTAAGTCACTGAGCAAGTTAAGACGATGACGATATATTGTTTTCCACTTTCGGCGATTAGATATCCTAATCCATTGTCCAATATGAACCTTGAACTGACAGCGTTTCCCGCTAAGGTCACACTTTCTTCAAGGGCTGCGATCACTGCGAATTCATCGTTCATCAGTGAATTCTCAAGCCCTTCACGATAGTTCGCATCCATGTTTGGAGTGTAAAGGTTCGTGAGAACTATCTGAAATTGTCGTGTGACCATTATAGTGCCGATGCACCACTCGCTGGAAGTGTTTTCCCCGGAACTGAATCCAACAGAAAACCCTTTATTCAAAATAATATCGGGATTGTCCGGGGAATCGACCGAATCAGGTAGCTTGACGTATCCTGAGAGCGTAGATGAGATGAGAGTATTCAATGCTGTTCGTATATCGACAACTTTGCTCATCGCGTTGCCCTGGAAGTCGTCGCATATAGCACTTCCCCTCTATCTTTCACTGCATTTGCATTCAAATCGACCTTGAAGATCTTCTGGGTCATGGCCGTCTCAAAGTTCTGAGCGGCTAGTTTGATCTCAGCCTCATAGTTCTTGGCACCCAGACCCGAATAAATGATCGAAGCGGTCTTGTGGACAGCGGGATTTCTTAGGGTTGAGATATCGAGGATTTGATTATTCGTGAAGATCAGCCCACGCTGGACCATCTCTTTTGAAATATAGGTAGCTGCGAGAAGGTGCTGGTCATCCCAGTCTGTTTTCCCGGTAGCCCAGCCGCTGAGAATAGCGGTTTGCCTTAGGTTCGGGTATTCCTCGAACAGGTCTACATCCGAGCTAAATTTCTGCCCAACATATTTGAGCTCAAACGCAGCAGGATCGGCAAAGCTTATTCGCATCCAATAGGAATGATAAACCACAGGAGCATTGGCCAGGGCATCGACCTCTGTTGTCGATTTGCCGATAATTCCCCAGCCCTTTTCATCGTATTGCGGCGTGAACTGAAGGATACCCGATTCCCTGAATCCGTCTGTGTAATCCAGCTGATCAGCGACTGTATTCCACTCGGTGCGACCCGCGCACAATTCAATGATCGGAACCAGTTGGGCAACCGATACCGTCTCAAAGCTTAGAAATTTATGGTTGAACGGTAGAAAAGACGCGATATAAAGGTAATCACCAGGATCCATGGTAATGTCGGCAGTCTTGCCGTTGTTCCATTCGTTCACCTTCACCGTAATGTCAGTGAAGGTTCCTGATTTATAAAGGATGACCCGCTGGTCAAGGTTTGACTGCATTCATTCCCCAATCATGGCTTAGTGACCATGGTTCCACGCATACACACTGTAAAATTCTCTATTTTCCCACCGGTTGTCAGGTTATCCCTGACTGTTATTCGATAAAAATCACCCCTAAACGCATTGAATGTCACAGGGGTTTTGAAATCTATTGTTCCCCTGACTACGTTCCTTGTACCTAGAATCTTTCCAAGGAAATCAGCACCAACAGTTTGAATCAAATCAAAATTTGTTTTTAGAATCCCTGTCAGTGTCTGCGTTGTGGCTCCCAGCTTGAGCTCCGTTGTCATTCCATTCGTGAGGCCAGCAAAATCCCAGAATTCAGTTGGTAGCGATATTGTTCCCGTACCAACCGCCTGAAAAATCAGCTCATCAACCGAAAATATCTCATTCGCATTCAATGGCATTGTGAACACAACTGGTGTAACGGATCCATTTACTGCCATATTAGTGCTTGCACCGTTGGCTAGAAACCTTCTGACTGGAAACACCGTTGCCATCAGGTCAATCCCTCCAGCAAAAGAACCGAAGTCCTGTGATAAGCAATCAGGCTAAGGTCATCCCTGATTCTTGTGATCAGGCTTGAACCAGCTGCAAAATCCCACATAGGGTCAAGCGTGACTGATCCAATCCAAATATTCTCGGTAGGGTTTTCGGTAATCTCTATGCTGTTTATCTGAGCATCGACAAAGTGCCCGAATTCTATCAGCCGCTGAAAATTGAAAATCTCCGTCTCAACTGCAGTCGGGCTCTTTCGGATAAACTGCACGCCGTTTGTCAGTCCACCCGAAACAAGTCCGTAGTCCATAAGAGTAATATCGTTATTGGAAACTAAAACTATATCGAGACGACGAAGCAAGGTCCTGGTCGCGAATGGTATGCTGAAGTCTACCGGTGTTCCAAGTGATCCGCTTACGTTCTGTTCCCTTGATCCGGCGGGCAGTCCACCCGATCTGAAGTACTTGAATGAGTAGTTTAACCCACTCTCAACCGGGGTTATAGAACTGCCAGTGGGCTGCACTCTTACCGTGGAGCTCGCACTCG